TGGCTTCTTGTCCAACTGCAAATGTGATATCTGAGTTTGTTGCAAAGTCATAAGAGCCGATTAGGTCATCTGAAATTGAGTCAATATCAACATCAAGGTTGTCACCGTTAGTGGTTAGGTAATCTCCTGCCATTTCTCCAGCAAGTGATACCTGGTCAAGGGAAAGTGCTCCTGCACCATCTACTGACAAATTTCCTGTTACAGACTTGACTAGCGTTTCTCCACCGATTAGATCGATGATGAAGTCCTGGTCTGCCTGCTTCTTGGTTAGAATGTCGAAGTTGTTTACCTTTGCGGTAGTACCCTCAACAATCAGACCACTTTTAATCTTAAAGTCTTTTACGACTGTAGCCATTTTTTATCTCCTTTTAGTTATGCCTTAAGTCCAATACGTGCATAACGTAGTGTGACTGGCTTAATGACTGAATCTGGGGTAACAGTTAGTGCAACTGTATCTCCAGTCCTAGAGACGCTAATGGTGCCCATATTCCCATCGTTGTCTATTGTTCCATACTCAGAAACGGAAACGTCTTCTCCGTCCACCAAGATGGTTAACTCTGTGGCATAAAAGTAATTATCTCCCTGAGTTGTCTTTGAAAGGGAAATAATATACTTTACCATTCTCCATGCTGTAGCACTAAAGCTATCAAATACGGTTGGGTTTTGAATATCGCTTATTGTGCTTTCATTGTTGCCAGTTGTACCAAGATCGGTAGCCTGACCAGAAGCGGTATCAATAAGATCCGCATAGTCTTCTTGAGATGGACGATCTCCAGTCTCAAAGCGTGTTTTTACATAGGGTATAGAGGTTCTTGCCATGGTTTAATTATACAGGTATTTTATAGGATGTAGTTGCTGTAGCCGATGACCTGGATGCCAATACCTGGCACATTGTTTGCACCGTATCCCTCAATCCCAATATTAGTAAACTTTACTCTAAATGGGATTGTTTGATTTATCAATACCGTTCTTTTTGGACGAATAATATTAAAGATTGGAAAAAGCTTAGATGACAGTTTTCTAGTTTTAACCTTCTGCTCATCTATGATGACTGCTTTAGCCATTAGTCAGTTACATCCTCAAGGATGATCATCTTGCCCTGAGCTACCGTCCAGACGATGTCATTGTTTTGTGTTGACAGCTGGATATCAAAGATGTCACCAGTTTCTAGGTCGTGTGACTCAGATGCTGTTAAAGATACGGTAAACTCTCCTGGAGCATCATCAAGGTCAGCCTCAGGGGTAAGGGTCATAACCAACGTTGCATCATCTGTAATGACTCCAAGGTTTGCAACAGAGTTTGGTCGCTTAATCTTCATAGAGATATCCCAGTCTGGAATATTTAGTGGCTGCTTGGCATCGTCAGTTACATATACTCTGAATGAAGCAGTGTCACCACGAACGACTGTCCAGTTAACAATCGGTGGTCTATTTCCAACGTCATAAGACGAAGCAGATCCTCTAGTAGTAGCCATAAGTTTATTATACACTAAGCTAAGCCAGCTTTAAGTGCCCCCCAAGTTCCGTTTCCCTTTGCCTCAACAATGATTAGTCCAGCAGATGCTGCATAAGCAACAATTCCTACTGCACCGCCAACATCTTGCTGAGTTGTCAAGCCACCAGATGTTCCTGCATATAGGATATCTCCAGCAGTAAATCCAGAAGTGTTTACATTTTCTAAAATTCCAGAAACAACAACAATACCATTTGCACCATTAGCAATGTTTGTTTTAGCTAGACCCAAAATTGGCTGTGTTGTTGAAGAGGTTGCCTTAGCAACCGTTGTTGCAGTTTCATAACCAGTGACATAGACTGGATCACCTGCGGTGATGGCCTGTCCACTATCATTTGACACCCTAATTTGCGAATATGATGCAAGTGGCAATACTGCCTCTAGCTTTTCAACTAGTTGCCTGATATCCCCATGAACGTTGACTGGGTCGTCAGATTCTGGGTATGGTAATTCATATGTTTGAGATTCGCCAGTAGCCATAAATTTAATTATAGCATGACAAAATGACTAAAAAGTGGTATAATTTTAGGACAAGACCCTTAAACAAGGTCTTTTTGCTTTAGGAGGTGCAATTTGAAAAAGGTTGCAATACTAGGAGCGGTAGTAGTATTACTTGGCTGTTCTGCAGCTACCGTGGCTGATGACCATAAATCATTAAGTACAATTGAAGATACAACAAAGCCAACGATTGAGACTATGTCTTTAATCATTGAAACAAGCAAGACACAAACAAGGCTTGAGCAGGAAGCTGCTGAAGCACTACAAGAAAAGATAGACCTAGCTGAATACAACAAGTCGCTTCTAAAAAACAAAGAAGCTCTAGGCAAAAGACTTGACCTACTTGAAAAGTATGTAGGAAAAACCTGGTATGTATTTAGTGGATCTTCTACGTCTGGATGGGACTGCTCAGGAATGACTAGATGGTTTTATGAAGGACTTGGAGTTGAGCTAGAGCATTCTGCTAGCAGGCAGGCAAAGAATGCTGGATTTTATGTAGATACCCCACAAATTGGAGACATCGTTGCTTTTAAGCACCTAAACTCTAAGAAGTATTACCATGTTGGAATTTATGCTGGTGATGGTATGGTAATCCATGCCAAAAAGCCAGGTACAAGAACAGAAAAGATTGAACTAACAGACGGATGGTTTTCTCAAAGTGAGATTTCCTTTATCAGAGTAATAGAAAATTAATTATGAAAACATATGCAATCATGGGAACTATCAGTCTTGTGGCTAGTCTAACTACCGCAAATGTGTCTCAAAGCGATGAGGATCATTTCTCAGCGACTCAGAGCCTTGTTGTTCCAAATTATACCCTTAGCTTTGATCGTGGCTCATACGAGCTTGTGGAGGCTAATTATGATAGGAAGACCCAGCTGTCTGAGAAAGAGCTTGACTCAATACTTAGACAGGCTGGTTTTTCTGGTAATGGCCTAAAGATGGCAAAAGCCATTGTCTTCTATGAATCTACGAATAGACCAATGGCACTAAACAAGTCTAGCAATTGCTATGGACTATTCCAGATTAATATGACTGGCTCAATGGGTCCTGATCGTAGAAAAAAGTATGGACTAAAGTCTAATGAAGATTTGTACAATCCACTAATTAGTGCTCAGATTGCGTATCAAATGTCAAATGGTGGAAAGAATTGGTCTGCCTGGTCTACCGAATACATGGCAAAGTCAAATATTAACTAGACTTTTAATTTTGGTGCTTACCCCAAAGCCCAATGGGACATTCTGCATGTGGAAGTTTAGTTTTTAGGTTCATAATGCATCCACACTTCTTACACTGATTTGTTGGCTTAATTAGCTCTGGACAAGACTTGCATATAGAAAATCTATGTTCTGCAATACTGGCATCTACTTGTTGTATAGCTGGATTTAGCATGTCCCAGGGACGTGTATCTCCAAGATTTTCTTTCCACAGTTCCCACGCACTTTTTTTATCACTCATAAGTAAATTATACCATTTTCGTAAATTATTCTAGGTATGTACAACATTGCGAAGTTACTACGGTAGACCCATCTGAGTAATTTTGTGTGACGCTCTGCGTTCCACCACCATTTGCTAGACATACGCCACTAAACACTTGATTACATGGACCAAGAATTGGATCGCCAACAGGAGTTGGTGGGAATGATGGTGGGAAGAATGGGAAGCTTGGGAAACTTGGTGGCTGTGAAGGTGTACAGCTAACTACTGGATAACCAGACTGGCTAGTCTGAGGACTTCCAGGAGTTTGGCCAGCATTAAGACATTGAGTCTCTAGTGAGTCAAGAACTACTTGTAGTGATGCATTTGATGCTGAAACATAAGTATTTCCTCCAGAACAGCAGTCAACTCCATACCATGTTGTTGGGGTAGTACAACTATCTGTAGTAACGCTGTCTGAGTCTGAAACTTCACTTCCAGTTCCATTTAGTCCACTGTAAATGGTTATCTCATATGTGTAATTAACTCCACACTGTAATCCAGAATCTGTACCAGACGTGTCAGTGGAATTGATTGGTCCACCACCCAGAACACTACCATTACGCTTAATCTGATACGATGCCTGTACAAAGTTAGAAGCTGTCCAGCTTAACTGGGTAGTTGTTTCACCAGTAGACGTTGCCGTTAGTGCCACAGATGGTGGGAACGATGGGAAGAATGGGAAGAATGGTGGAATGACAATTAGGTTATAAAGTCTAAACTGAACAACTGTCTCATAGTCAACCAGAGTATTTGAAACTGGACTTTGTTCAGCAACTAAGTTATCCAAGGCACCATTGTTTGTATCTATATCAGAACCCAAAGAATAGTTTAAGCCATTGGACTCCAACAGAGCAATGGCTGCAGCAGAAGAAAGACCAGAAAGGTCTGGAACCAACACCATTCCTTTTGCAGATGCATAGTAACCAAATGCATTTACCATTGCATCACCTATGCCTTCAGATCACCGATCAAATGCCACTCGTCAGAGTCAACCTTTGTTAGCATTGCTCCAGAATACTGAACGGAAATTTTCTTATTATTATTTTTACTTCTTATTGTTACTCCAGAGCCAGAAGCTGCAACTATGCTAACTTCTCCAGTTCCATAGCGTATTACCTCAAGCCTAGATCCAATTGGAAAATTAACAGATGCTGCAGCTGGAATAGTCACTTCAAGATCAGATGTGCTGTTTACTCTGATTAGCTTATCAACGTCGTGCAGAGCAATGGTATAAGATGCTGTCTTTTCATTAATAATAATATTATTGTAGTTTATCCAGGCACTTCCAGAATAATACTGAATCTGATTTATAGTATTTCCAGAGTTATCTTGCCTAATAAAAACAACTAATCCACTTACTGGAGAAGTTATTGCTGCGTCACGTGCTGTTGGATTTTGAAAATTATTTACTCCTGCTTTTGCTGATACTACAGAATTAAATGAAACGCTTGAAGAAAAGTTGTGAGTGCCAGTCCAAGAATAATTTGCAGAAGTGCTAGCAAGGCCAGCAGTTGGATACCAGGTATCGGTAGCTTCGTCATAAATGTAGGCTACTTTTGAGTTAGATGAAATAGTTGTCATGCCTGATAGCTCCAAATCTGATAGTCTCCACCATCAAAATTACCTGATCCAGAAAGTGTTAGCTGAACTGATGTAATTTCATTTGTATTCTTGTAATATCCAAAGTATGGTCCGTCAGCAGTATCTGCAATAGTTGATACTGGCTTTAAGAAAGCAGCTGTATTTGACAAGTCTACCTCAATAGTTAAGTCTTGGGTTGCGGTATTTGAGAATGTTGGAGAAGAAAGTCCAGAAGCAGATGTTAGACCACCAGTGTTTACATAGTTCGGTCCTGAGTCAGAATTAAATCTAATCACTAGACCAAGCTCACTGCCTGTATTCGAGTGGCTCCAATCCTTTAAGACAACGTAGAACTTTTCTCCAGAGATTCCAGTAACAGAAAGAGAAGACCCAGAAAGAGTTCCAGAACCAACAAGTTGCCAAGTAGGATTTTCAATTATTGGTACAACGCTATCTGAATCTACCCAAATAAAACCATCTTCTGGGGATGTTGGCTCTGTGGCTGTGTACTCTGACCCAATGCCGTTCCCCTCTACAGCATCTACCCTAGTATCTAGTGCCTTGAGATGACCAGCAATAGAGTTAGCTGGAATCTGAGATTCGTTAGTGTTGGCTGGGTCATATGACGATGATCCATAGTGATATAGTCGAAGAGCAGCTTGGATGTCTGCTGCATCATCATACCCTGGCATTTTTGTGGGGTATAGAGATCCGATATTTTCAGAAGCCATTAATTATCACCAGTTCAAATTATACCACAGTAATAAGCAAATGAACTGTTTTTTGACCTTCTGCCAATGCCCACTCAGATTCTGAATATTCAATAGCATTAATCAATATTGGCAAAGACACTAAGCTATTAACAATTTCAATTTCAGAAACTGACACTCCTATAGAAATTGGAGATGTTCCAAGAACATTTACTTGAACATTAAAGTTTTCAGCTGTATAGTTTCCAACAAGATCGGCTGGGACAATTGCTGCTACTGGAATATTTATGTCAATCTGACCATCTACAAAAGTTCTTACAACATTTTCAGAATAAATGTTTGGGGTAAGCTTAAATATCTTAGTCCATATTGGAGTACCATTATTTGGTCCAGCAATGAATTGATACATAAACTGATACTCATCATCAGATGGTGAGATATTAATATACGAATCATAAACTTGTGGGGTTTCTGGCAAAACTACATCATCTGGTTTTCCTACTCCATAAAGGATAAGGCTTCCACGATCTCCCTGCGGACCAAAGTCAATATCGACACTGATTTCTGCTGGACCACCAAGAACTGTTAGCTCATCAGAGGATAGTAAAACTTCTGCCATTATACTGCTCCAGATACGTCTGCAGTTACCGATACCGTTCCAGTAAGCAAAGTATATACAATTCCATCAGCAGACTTAGCAACCTCAACGTCATAAACGTATGATGTTCCAGCTACCAGTTGTCTACCAACTCCTGGAGGAATTTTACAGGTAACAACACTATCTGTGCTAATTGATGCCTGACACTCAAACTGAGTAGCACCAGAACCCCTTGCGGTAGCAATAAAAAACTTAACAGAGTAACCAGATAAGTTAAATGTTGCACCAATAGAATTCTTTGGGTAGATCTTAAACTCGTAGGTGTCACCCTCGTAGTAGTTGATATTATAAGTTCCTGGAAATGCCATAACTATTATTATAGCATGCTAAGATACCGAAATCGCTATAGATGATAATCCAGCCAAAGCATCCATATCTGACCTTAGTTGAACTGCTGCACCATTAAGTTTAGCCATTTCGCTATCAACATAAATCCTATGAGTAACGGAAAGTTCATATAGATATTGATATTTAAGGTTTCCTACTAAAGACACCACCTGGCTATTTGTACCTGGCAATAATGTCCTACACCATAACTCTGTATTGTTGGCAAATGTTTCTACCTGAAATGTGTAAGTGACTTCTACCTGAGATCCAATTTCTAGCCACTTTAGGTTAATTCTTTTTGAGTTATCATTATAAAGACTAGTAGAGTTTTTTGGCAAATATTTTTCGTTTGCATCTGCTAAATCTAATAATATAGTTACCCAACCATCTGTTCCTCTAGTTGCACCTATTGGTATCATTTTTTCTTTTTTATCAAAATACTTTGCCCAACCAGCATCTTGGTTATAAACTGGTAAATAAGTTTTTCCATCCTGTCCATTTTTACCAGGCTTTCCTGACTCACCCTTTGGACCAGGATCTCCCTTTTCTCCACGCTCCCCTCTTTCGCCTCTGGGTCCTTGAGAGCCTGGGTCGCCTGCAGGTCCCTGAGGTCCTGGAACTGGGATATATGATATTTGAGGATCTGATATTTGAGATTGCTGTGCAATTTGAGCATATCCAGCTTTTTTGCTAGACGGAAAGTCCATGCTTTTGCTGATTGACATTACTCTCCTACTTAGAAGTCTTAAAAGTTTTTCCCTTAATCTTTACTACTGGTGGTAAGTTAGGGGTATTGTTAGAAATTTTTATAACTGGCATTATAGACTTCCTCCAGTAACGTCACCAAGAACAGTTATGGTTCCAATAACTGGTGTCCAAATTGTATCGTCAATAGTTACCTGAAGGTCAAAAGCTAGCTCTGCAACTGTAGAGGAATATCCAGTACCCCAAAGAGATGTGATATCTGAGCATGCAGTAATGTCTACATAGCCATTTCCACTATCAGTTTCTAGCTCATCAAGAACATCGCCACGGAAGTCATAGGTAGTAGCAGCAAACTCCCAATCTGAAATATCAAAAAAAGTTACTTCATCATTTTCAAAGAATTCAATACGCAAGGATGAGGTATCACCTCTAACAACTTGCCATTTAATGTTGGCAGGGTTAGCACCAAAGATTTCAGGAGAACAAGACATAGATATATTATACAACCATAATAAATAAAAAAGCTAGTACCCAGGATGGTGGGTATGAGAGACTACCCTGAGCACTAGCATATAAAATTATATCAGAAAATAATTATCAAGATAACAGAATGATAACAGGTCAAGTAAATAAAGGGTTGTTATAAGTAGTATATACAATTGTTACAAAAGTGTTATCAAAATAAGACTTGACAACGCATCAGGATTTGGTAGTATATATATTAATTAAATAAATATATCTAGCTAGAAATATATCTAGTTATCTAGGTATCTAAGTGCTTAGATATATTATATATATTATTTATTAGATGACAAGTGATCAATTAATGCATCGAACATCTTGTCAATTTTCTTTTCAAGCTTATTGTGCTGAGAATCCATTTTCTTTTCTAGTTCTTGCTGCCTTGCTTCAAGTCTAGTTATCTGATCTTTAATGCTCGATCCGCTATTTGGTTTTAGCTCTGCCTTGATTTCATCAAAATAATGTCTTGTTAGCCAACGTACTCCCAATCCTGCTGATGTGATGATGGTAGTAATTCCTACAATAATACCGATCCAGGACTCTATTGACATAATACTACAATTATAGTTGCTTTTTTGATTTCTGATACAATATGTAG